AGGCTGTTTGTTCCATAGACGCTACAGTTCTAGTACAGTCCTTGTTAAAGAACAATCTACTAATACCAGCAGCATCCTTTAATAGGGAATTGACGCAATTCACTGAATCTATTATAGGTGGTTGCTTATTCCTAGCACATACTCTGAACCCAGCATCTCTCAATAATGAGAAGTCTGTAGTACCAGTAGCTGCACTTGTCTTCCTAGCATTCCCTGAAGCATCAGGATATACTGTAATATCTCTATTCTTATATTTAGCTTTAATCTTACGAATTAACTGATGAGTATCAGCAGATCCATATAACTCCTCTAAACAGTGAAGTTGATCGGCTCTATGAGCAAATACACTACTTGCCATAATCTTAACGTTAAAATCAATAGCAATATGTACAGGCTCTTTCTCACCTAGTGGTAAGAGATTATCTGACACATTCCATTCTCTTGAGAAATTATAAAACACACTATCTCCAGTATTGTTAAATGTAGCACAATACTCTTGTTCATATGTCTTAATATCTAATGTAGATTTAGCTAATTCTAATTCTTCTTTCATATCTGGTCTAACATTCTCAGCTGTAAATTGCCAAGACTTCCAGACTCCTTTACTATCTTCTTGTCCTTTATTAAATAACTCATAAAAATCACCCTGGACACCTTTTGGTGTTGAGATGATAACTACCTTAGCCCTTCTTTGAGGATCTGTAGCCATAGGCAACACTACCTCAGTAAAAGCGTGTTGTTTAATAAAAGCAAATTCATCCAGTACAATAAAACTTGGAGAAGGTGAAATACCTCTTAAAGAGTCGGGTCGATCGAATCCTTTTAGAGATAGGCGGGATCCGTTAATAAAGCGTAATTCTAGATCCATCTCTCGAGGTAAGCCTTCTAAATGAGATCTATGCACAATAGTTTTAAGCGTAGTCCACATACTCTCACGAATCATACCGACCGTGGGACCTATTAAAATAGCCCGTTGGTTTCTATGTTGTAAACAATGAGAATATGCCATAGCACAAGCTAAAAAACTTTTACCTGTTCTACGACCAGCAGCAACGATCTTAAATCGTGCTGGATGATTAAATACTTCCTGTTGAAAAGGAAATAAACTTAATTCGTAATTCTCATTCATGTTTACCTTTATTATAATAATTTATTTTAAATACTTCATATAGATATCGGTGAACAAATTCATATGTTTCCAATTTTTAGTGTTTCAATTAATAGCCTTTATTCTATCTGATAATCTATTGGCTCTTATACCAACTTGCTTAGCCCATCTAGAATCTAACATTTCAACAGAAGCGGTTGCCCAATCTTCATCATGAATTGCTTTTATAAATTTTTTAAATTGTGATAATCTTGGAGCACCCATATTAAAGCACATGTTCACTAAAACTTGTTGTGCTTCTTGTGGCATGTCTTCTAAATTACCAAATACCTTTTTAGACTCATCAATATATGTTTCAACATCTTTATCGAATACACTATTAACTCTTTTTTCAGAAACAGGTGCACCACAAGGTAAACCATATTCTTCATCAGTAGTCTTTACTAAATGTCCAATACCAAATGTCTTATAACCTAAATGGTCATCATAGACTTCGTACTTAACACCTTCATCAATTTTTAATTGTTCTCTTAATTTGTTAATATCCATTTTTTCCTTTATTTACCAATACACCCATAAAATAATCCACTCCCATCATTCATAGAGTGCACATTTATTTCAGTGTGATAAGTGGTTAACTTAAGTCTTAATAAATCACAAAGTTGATAAAAATTAACTTCAGTGATAAGGGCTATACCTTCTAGCATCTGTTGTGTAACAGGAACTAGATTATATAACCCATCATTTAATATTATTAAATTCATCATTTTCAAATACTATTTTAAATTTTGGCAAGCCTTTTAAATAGCTTGCTCTTATTCTGATATTTAACATATCATTTAAATATACAGGTTGATCTCTTAATGGAAGACTAATTCCTTGAAATGTTGTTGCAACGTTCACTTTCTCAAGGGAATCCATAATGGATAATTGTAGTAACAACTCAAAAAGTTTTGCAGTACTTTTACTTGTAGAAGTAAAAATAATTTCTTTATGATCAACCAACTTATCCTTAGCAGTATTACTGCCAAAATAAGCTTTCAAAGCTTCTCCAGTTTTACCTGTGAATCCGACATACCTCGTACCGTCTGTGTAGAAAACAACATACACATTATAAACTTGTTCAGTTCGTTTCCGCAGATTCTTTTTCATCGTCATCCTCGCTTTGAATTTCATGTTCAACCACATTAGCTTGTTTAATCTCAGGCTCTTGTTTGCTTACGATTGTAAGTATAGGCACATTTGCCAATCCTGAATTGTGTAAACTAACTGGTTGTTTTGAATAACCGTATTCTAAAAGTTTTTCGGCTATTCTAACTCGTAAATTTTGTGACCTAGAATCTTCTTTACCTTCCAGGGCTTTTAATTCTTTATTTAAAATATCAATAGGATCTATCTTTAATCGCTTCATTTTTGCTACTGAATTCTCAGGCCCTGAAGCAGGGTCTTTAGGCATTGGCTTTCGGCCAGCACCAGGTCTATAGCCTCCAGACGGCATAATGATCTCCTATTGTTAATTTAAATACCACATAATTCGCACTGTGGTCTGTAAGGCGGACAAGCTGAGATAGGCGATAAGACACATAGAATTACCGCCCATTACAAGATTATTTATAGATCTCTTTCTCTCATTCTCTTATTCTTCTTAGAGTTAATGATATTATCTTTACGAACTCTAACCTTCTTATCAGAAGGCTTTTCATAAAACATATTCTCTCTAAGATCTTTTGTAATACCTAATTTAGACATTTTAGTCTTCATTTTCTTAATAGCCTTTTCGACATTATCATCTCTAAGGTTTATTGTGAAATTTACTGACATACTAAAATATTAATTGAATTAAAATAGTAGCAACAAATCCTAAGACAAAGCCGATTATGCCCTCTCGGTAGAGGACACATTTAAGCTTAATTTTATCTTCGGTTTTATTACACCACTCTAACATCTTATATAACATTCCATCAAACATACTTACTCCTATAGGTTATGCAAAGGCATATTCAGATCTTAAGATTTCTGAACTATCTAATTGTCCTTGCTTTATTTTTGGCACTAGATTACCAGTTTCATTTAACACATGCTGAAGCGGATCAGAGTCTATTACTAACTTAAACTTCTCTCTAATTACTTTTTGCATTTCTTTAACATCTGATGCATGAGCACCATATGAGTCGTGAGCCGTAACTATATCAAAATCACATTCATCAATAACTAACATTAAATGTAAACTATCAAGATTATGAATTGTATTTGGTGAAATTGCTGACTTAGCTTTTGCTAAGTTAACCATTGGTAAATCAGATCTAATTTTAAATTTAACATCATTAACCCAACTATATTTCTTATCATCACCTTGCACATACAACCCATCAGTTAATCTAACTTCTGTAGTTTTATATTTAACGTAGTTTTGAGTAAATGGGAAATTACTGATTAAAGTATTATGAGAGTATTGCTTACCAGTCTTAGTCATATAAGCCTCACAATTATCTTTAAACATTCTCATTACATTACTCACTTCAGGGAACTCACTCTCAATAGTGTCAAACACCGTAGCACCTAATAATCTTGCAGCACTATGTTGTTTATTACTAAGATACACATTATCAATATCTTTAGTATCCTCTATTATTTGTGATCCCATTCCTTGCTTAGTCGCAGAATAACCGTAAGTCATTACATTACGTTTAACAACCTTACGCCATTCTTTTATTGTGAACTTAGCTTTTGCCCAATAAATATTATCAGTCAATTTAAGTTCAGCTTTGTACTTACGTTGATACCACTTAACAACCTTCTTCTTATACTCAACTCTAGGGTCATTATTTAACTCAGCCCTTCTGAATCTATTTCTTAAACGTTCTATTGTTTTAAAATATAGATCATAGTATTGCATGGCAAGTTCAGTAGCATCAGAAGCGTCATCTATTAACTTATCCTTAACTCTTGTAGCTACATGAGTGT